GATGGCTCCAGTCACATCAAACCACTGCATCTGCGTTGGGTCAAGGTTTGCAACAGACACCATCTTGACCATTTCTTTTATGAGTGGAGTCATTTCTTCTCCCTCAAGCAAGAACAAGTAAACCCACTGCTGTCATAGCCAAGGCCGTAGCAGTAAGGGCAGTGTTCGTCCACGACAACTGGTGGTGTACGGGTAAAAAGGCGTTTAAGCCAGTCGTAGATGAATGTCATTTGACCCTCCGCACCACGTTCACCCACTTGGGTTCTTCTTTCTTAACCACGGGCGGGGGCGTGATCTTCTCGCTTGGCGGTGTCCAGCCGTACTTGCGCCACAAAGCCTGGACATCTGCACCTGATGACCATTTGTAATCAGGGTGGCCCACTGGGATGTAAGGTTTAGTCATCGCTTGTCTCCTCAAGTTCATGTTCAGGATTGCCCAACTCGCTGTTCATCTCACGCCGATGACGCTGGCGCTCAAACTTGTCTTCGTAGTATTCGTCAGGGAGGTCATCGTAATCAGTCATAAGGCCCACCCATAAACTAAAACGGCTGCAAGGCCAACGCCGATGACGAGCGCAGTGATCAGGTCTAGCGCGGCCTCTGCACGCCTATGCATCTTGGCGGCCTTAACTTGATAGTGCTGATGATATTTATGGTGTTTCATGTTTGCTCCTTTGTTGGGGCCGTGGCCCCGTGGGTGATTAGTCACGGCAAGAAAAACCAAAATTTTCTGGTTGATGTGCGGGCTGACTCATTTCCCAATCCCACTCAGCCTGAAGCTGTCGGGCCTTGGCGTGGGCCAGACCAAATTGCTCGGCTGTGCCATAAACATCGCCGCCGTAGGTAATGCGGTAATCGTTTTTGCCTGCGCGCCAAACAATGTGTTCGCCGCAAGAGCCTGAAAATTTCCAACCTTCTGGGTGAGTGGGAATTAAGAGTTTTGCCATGATGATTTCCTAAAAAGACCCCTTGCGAAATTGCTAGGGCATATGTGCATTGTATAGGGTTCTATACAAATAAGCACAATGTTACAAATTATTTTTCAAGGCGATAAAACCACTTGTCGCCTCTGCGCTGACAGTTAATGTCAAAGCCGTTTTGTCTGAGTTCAGCCACGATGCTGTTTACGGCGCAGACGTTGGCTTGTTTGATGATGTCCAAGGTGGAGAAATCCCCACCTTTGGACAGCAGATCCAGAACACGCCCAAGGCGTTCGCTCTTTTCAATGCTGGCGGCGTTCATGGTCAAAAAGGAATGTCGTCTGGCATTTCGTCAAACCCAGAGGTTTGGCGGCGAGGCTGTTCTTTGCCCTCTGTAGGTCGTGGATCGTTGATGTACGCCCACCCATCCCATCCACCTTCACGCAGTGGGATGTTGTCCAGTTTCAACATATCGCCGTTTTTCGTGTTGATGATTGAACCAATGCGCTGATAACGCTTTTTGCGCTCTCCGGCTGCGTTTGTGTACTCGCCTGTGATGCACGAGATTTCCTTGCTGATACGGGACATTTTCATTCTCCAATGATTGATTTAAGGGCGGTGACTTTGGCATCTACTTCTGCCAAAAACGTGGTGACTTCATCTTCAGCAATCTTTAGCCATTCGGGGTTGCGTTCGACTCGGTGAATAAATAACTGGGCCTTGGCTGGCATCCTGGGGTCAAATACAACGTAATCGCACCATGACCGATCAGCGCATCGCATCTGCCATTGCATCTGGGCGTAATACTTGGCATCGACAGGATTGCCGCCTTGCGAGTGGGTAAGCCAAACCTCAAGGGCTGTGCTGGATGATGGGCATTTAATCTCCACCATGCCATCATCACCAACTAAGCCATCTGGCGAGGCTCCAGCAGACTCAATGTCGGGGTGAGGTATGAATCCTACTTCCTCGACCATTTGCCCCGTATGCGCCTCATACGCAGCCCGAGCAAAAGGCTCTTGCTCTACGCCCCAAAGCATGGCCGCATTACTGTACGACTCTGCCTTGGTTTGCGTGATGCGCTCCAGCACAAGCTGTGTCATGTAATTGGTACGGCTGGCGCTGTAACCCGTCTTTGTCTTGGCAAGCACATCAGCCAAGCGGCTGGCTGTGACTTTTCCCAAGCGGTTAGCAAACCAGTTTTCTGAGCCTTGTTCATCGTTCATGTTTGCTCCCTTGCGAGGAGCATGGCATCGGCCATGTCGTAGGCGAGATGAGCAATAGCAAATTTATCATCTCCCATAAATTCACCCCTTTTGCTGCTGTCTATGTCTTCGTGATTTGAGTGATCTGGATGGAAATAGTCGTGCATATAATTTTGATAGCAGATTGGCAAAGCCTTGGCTGCAAAGTAGTCGCGCAGGGTCATGCCCTTTAGGTCATGGATTCGTGCAGCGTCACACACTGGAAACGCTGGCCCACCTGTTGTTGTATTGCTCATTGGTTCACCTTGCTAATTGCGCCAGTTGTTCCACGGGTCCACAAAAACAAGCTGCTTTGTTCTGCGCCAGCACTTAAAAGATCATTTTCAGAATACAGAGACGTATTGAATTTTGGATACCCAGGGCCAACAAAAATCTTGCTGTTGCGATAATGTGGCACATAAGTAATTCCATCTTTTATGTATACAACTTTTTGCTCAAGTTGAGGTTTTACTTTGTTTTCATTCATGCTGTTTTCTCCTGTTTGGCACGCTCAACGCGAGCCTTTTTTGCTGCGATAACTTTTGCCTGTAACGCCTGATTGCCTTCGCAAGCTGCCAGTGCGTCTTTGTAGACCTTTGCTAATTCTTCGCTATTGGCGCTGGAATCGATAGCGGCAAGATGGTCTGTGATGTCTAGAGTCGGTACGGCTTTGCGTGTGGCTGCATTTCCGTCATCGTCCTCTGGTGCGATGCCGCAAGCTGCCATCAGGCTGTAGCGCCGAGCGTATGTGAGGGCAGAACCGTATCCCTGCGGGTCTTGCTTGGCTGCTGGCACGTGCAGCTTGCCGCACTCCAGCATCTCGCCACTCTCATGAATAAACACAGTCTCGACTGTGACCCCGGTGTTGTCCTCGCTGGTGCGCTGGACAAGGGCAATGCCAGCCCCGTTCAGGCCCTCAATGACTGCCTCAACGCAAGCCGAGAGGTCTGCGTAACGGCTGCGGAAGTGTGGGTTGGTGCTGCTTTTCAGGGCAGGACCAAAGGCTTGCTGTGCCTTGACCAGTGCGGTGGCAATGTTCTTCATGCTGTGTACTCCAATGCTTGTAAGTTGCTAATTCGATCGTTGATTATTTGCACCCGTGTCTCTGTTTCGGCCATCAAACTTTGACGTTTTTGCACCAATGCTTCAATCTGTGCTGGGCGTGGATCAAAGTCATCTGGCACTTCAATTTCCACTTCTTGATAGCCTATGTAGGTTCGATTTTCGTCATCGTTTAACCGCGCATAAAAGATTTGAAATTCGCCTTTTTCCTCCCAGCTATATTTGTTAAAGTGGATGTGGGCAGTTAATTTGATTTTCATTTTTCAACTCCTTAAGTTGCTTTGTTGATAGCGTTGCGAAGGTTGTGGAATGTATCCATGTACTCAATCAGCTCTGGCACTTTGGAGAAAAGCTCCAAAGCCTCAAGGCTGGCCTCCAGTAGCTCGGGTGCTGCCGCAATGAGTTTTGCATCTGCTGGATTGCGAACATTAACCCAAACGATCTCGCCAATGGCGTGACCCTTTGCAGTGTTGATAAGTTCTACTTTGGTGGATCTGGCATCAGATAAGAGCCAGGGTGCGGGTGTGTGCATGATTTCTCCTTAAAAGACCCTTGCGGGATTACTGGGGCCGAAGCCCCGATTATTTAAAACGCTGACATTCCAAAAGATGAACGGCGAACTTCGCGCCTTGCTTCCATCTTTATGTTCCAAGCCTTTTGAACTGCTTCGGCTTGGGCGCGAGCGGCGGCATAAAGAGAGTGATCTTCAAACAGTACGACGCGACCTTTTTCAAAGTAGTCAGTCATTGAATCGCTGTTGTTTATGTATTCTTCAAAAAAGATATGACCTAGTGCGCGGTTATAGTCTTTGGCGTAAATGGTTACGCACTTGCGGCCATCTGTGCGGTTGTCTAGGCTGTAACTGATCTTGGCTTTATCAGTGCCGTTTGTGACGTTGAACTTGTTGAACTTAATCATGGTGCTAGCTCCTAAAAAGACCCTTGCGAAATTGCTAGGGCATGACGCTATTGTAAAGGCATCTAAGCAACAAAACAGGCATTTAGGAAAAAGAATTTTTATCGGGTCAGTCAAGTCGATTTATAAAATAAATCGTCATGCTTGCCGTTTGTTAAGTAAAATGCGCGAATGACAACTGAACAAGCAGCAGAACTCGCAGGCTCAAAGGCAGCACTGGCACGCCTTCTAGGTGTAAGCCGTGGCGCTGTCTCGCAGTGGCGCAAGCTCCCTGAGGGGCGGCTCTATCAGTTAATGGTTTTGCGGCCGGAGTGGTTCGACCGCCTATAATTTCTGAAACCCAGCTAGGTCTGAAGTCATGAGCAGACCGAAAAGCGTACCTCCCGCCTGCTGTCGTTTCTTTCTGGAGGTTTGCGAGGATGCTTCAATGCACTACTACAGACATCACATAGGTGACTTTTTAAAAGATACCGGCCATCTCAGCAATGAGCAAATGGGCATCTACTTGCGGATGCTTTGGAAATACTACCTAGACGAAAAACCATTACTAGACGACTGCGAAGGCATTGCCTTCGGTATGCGTTCGGATGAAAAAACCGTGCGTTTGATACTTCGCCACTTCTTTGTTTTGACAGAGGAAGGATGGAGGCACAAGCGTTGCGATCAGGAAATCACTGAGTACCACGACAAGAGTCAAAAAGCCAAAAACAGTGCGAGCGCACGATGGAACAATCCGAGCGCAATGCGAACGCATACCGAACGCAATGCGGATGCACTTGTTTTGGATGCTAACCATAAACCAATAACCAATAACCAAGAAGATACATATATATGTCCACCTAACGGTGAACCTGCGGCGAAAGATGGTTTACCAGAATGTCAACACAAAGCCGTGATGGAGTTGTATCACCAGCACTTGCCAACTCTACGCAGGGTAGAAGTCTGGAACGAAACTCGAAAGGGCTATTTAAAGCAAAGATGGCGTGAGGTTGCCATTGACATTGGACAAAGCAGACCAGCAACGCAAGAGGCTGTTTTGGAATGGTGGTCTGGGTTTTTCCAGCACATCAACAAATCCAAGTTCCTGACAGGCAAGGTCAACAGCAAAGACGGTCGGGCTTTTGTGGCCGACCTTGAATGGATCATCAAGCCAAGCAACTTCGCAAAAATCATTGAGGGCAAATATCATGGCACTTGAAACCTGGAAAACAAAACCCACTGAACCCGAAACGGATGAGCTGCTGTGCCAAGCGCACGGCTGTCCAAACAGGTGGGCGGTAGACACTGGCAGCAGACTTTGCTCAGACCATGCTTGGGCAGAACCTCATAAGTGGCCGCAAATCACGCAAGCGCAATTTCACAAGCGCAAGCCATTGGTCAACACAGAGCCAACAAATCCAATGACACAAGCGGAAAAGGTTGCGACCTTGAACGCACTGCGGGACATGATGAAAAACAGACCAGACCCAAAAGCCTGGGCACATACCTTGCGAGACAGAGAAAACGCTGGCGAAGAGCTGACAAGAACGCAACGTGAGGCATGGCGCACAGCCTTGAAGCGTGATGTATGACAGCAAATCCCTACTGGACAGAAGACGGGAAGGCCAAGAATTTAGCCTTGCTGACATCAACCGAGCGTTGCAAGATGCTGGAGACCTTGCTCCAGACC